ATGGATCACATTAGGTTCTTAACAGTTACACGTCTGTAGTAACGGTTGGAGTTGGTGGTTAGTCCACCGAGACCCTGGTTGGTGCCTTCTGCGAATGGGTTAGCAACTAGACCATAACGGGTCTTGAAGCCAATCTTTGGCTGGAAGGTGTTCTCGCCAACTGCACGTACCATCTGGAGAGGTACATATGGGCAGTAGAAGAGACCTGCGTCATAAGGTGAAGAACCCTTATAACCTGCAACGTAATACTGGTTAGCAGCATTGTTTGCAGAATATGGGTCGATGTATACACGGAACTTACCGAGTAGAGTACCAGCAAAGGTGTTGCCAGTGTCATCGACGTTGAGGTTTGCGTTGAGTGCTGGGGTGTAGTCTAGAACACCAGCCATTGCTAGTGCAGAAGCAACGTCTGCAGAGCACATGATGATGTTGCCCTTTCCTCTACGAGTTCTCTGTGCAATCTGGTTTGCATCACGCTCGATTTGGAAGAGTAGACCCTTGAACTTCTCAACAGACCAACGACCGTTGGAGTCGATGTCTAGGTCGAACTCACCAGCAGTTGCGGTGTTGACGGTAGCACCTTGCTCAGCAACCTTGTAGATGGTACGAATGACTTCACGGTTGATCTCTGCAAGAATCTCAGTGGAGAGAATGTTTGCGAGTTCAGCCTCAGCATTCAGACCGTGGATTGCCTTGATGTCTTGTGCTAGTTCTAGGGAGTACTCAGCTTTGAGTGCTCTGGACTTTGCAGTCACAGTAACTTTCTCGATGCTGAATGCCATCTCGTTGAACTGATCGGTGACGCCGAGGTTCTCAGCATCATCAGTTCTCATGCCCTGACCAACGTTATATGCTAGTTCGTCAGCACTTGCGGTTGGGTTGAGGACGGAAGGATTGCTACCAGACTGTGAGGTAGTACCCATACCAGAAGCAACACCAGACATGCCAGAGGTGTTGTTGAATCCAGAATCCTGTCCAGAGAATGCAGTATCTGCTTCGTTGAACAGTGCTTCGGTTCCGCTCTGGTTGGTGTAGCGGGAACGCATTGCGAAGATGAGTCCAGTAGGACCACTCATTGGCTGAACACCTGCGAGGTCATATGCGACCAGGTTAGGCATAGAGCGTCTGATTAGGGAAATCAGAACTGGGTCGAAACCTGCGGTAGGACCAGCATCTGCAGATCCACCTTGGAATCCGTCAGAACCAACTGCGTTGGTTGGTGCCTCAGCAAGGAAGGAGCCAGAATTGTTGAAGGAATTCTGCTCTCTTAGGAATTTCTCTTGGTTTTCTAGCAGGACTGCGGTAACTGCTCTCTTATGGGAATCTTGAATATTGTCAAGACCCTGGTGATCGAGAACGGGTGCCCACTTCTCCTGCAATTGCTCGGAATTGAACATTGCGGTTTACCTATAAAGTGTTTGTTTTTGTTTGATTAATATTAAATTCAGTTTTTAGCAAATGAAGAGAGTGTCTTCAGGTATGCTGCCATAGATCCAGAAACTACTTCTGGAGCAGCATCAGAACCTTCGGATAGTGTCTCAGTTTTTGCTTTTGGAGCTGCCTTGGTAGAGAAATATGATTCTCTTAGCATTTCCAGTTTTTCACGATATTTTTCTTCACTTTCAAACTCAACACTTTCAGCAAGTGAAGCGAGCTTTTCCTTCTGTGTCTCGGCGAGACCACCAGAAACTTGATCAAGAATACCCTCAGCAACAGCCTCTGCGAGTCTGGAGTTTAGGGAAACATTCTTCTCAATTTGCTCGTTGAGTTTAGTCTCCATTTCATCAAGTTTTTCTACCATGCTATCAATTACATTGTATTTTTCTTCAGGGATAGTTACATAATGTGCTTCAAAAAGATCCTTCATTCCAGTGAGGAAGGATTCAGTCATTTCAGTCTTAAGTGCATGTTCGATTGCGAGTTCGTTCTCGGACATCCACTCATCTGCAACGTACTCTAGATAAGAGTCAACACGTGCAGTTAGACCTTCTTGGATTTGTACTACTTCTTCAAGTAGTTTTTCTTCGTATTGTGCTTCTAGACCTTCTTTGATTGCTGCAACCTTTGCACTGATTGCTGCTTCAAAGATGGTTTTTGCTTTCTCTTGGAATTCTTCGGAGAGTTCCTCACCTTGGAGAAGTGCATTTACATCTTCTTCCATGTCATACTCAACTGTCTCTTCTTCGACAACTTCTTCTTCAGTAGTTTCTTCTTCAGCAACTACCTCTTCAGTTGTCTCCTCATCTTCGGTGACAACTTCTTCTTCTGTGGTTTCTTCTTCAGCAACCACTTCATCAGTGATTTCCTCTTCTTCCTTCATGCCTTTTGGCATTGGATCTGCTTTACCAGCAGACTTAGTAACAACATCTCTAACTTGCTTGAGTGTTGCAGCTGGTTCTTTGAGTTTTGCTGAATCGTCGTCAGACTTATAGTTCTCTGGGGTAGGACCACCGAGATCTTCTACAGAAGCAAGTTGGGTTCCAGGATCTGCCATTGTTGGCATAGGATCTGCTTTGGCAGCTCCAGCATTAACAGCAGTGGTGGATTGCTTAGTGCCTGCTTCCATTTCCTGTAAATTGTTGTCACTAGACATTTGAGACTCTCCGTTTATCTTTTAGTTTAGATTAACTATATTTATTTATAAATTAAAATGTTTTATGTAGGCACCACTACTTATAGTGAATTTAGAAAATCATTGAATAATCCGAGCTTGTGCTCATCAAGTGCTCTTTGATCAACTAGGGTGTTAATTCTCTTTGCAGTTTTTGATGCAATTTGTTCACGAAGGATACCACCCTCCCAAACCCATTCTTTACCTTCCATAATTCCCTGAACAAATGCATCAGGTGCAGAAGGATCGGCAACAATATCTGCTGCAGTTGCTAACATAAAGTCTTCACCAACTTCAGAGTAACCTTCTTTGGTTGGACGAAGTGAACCAATACCTCTGGAAGAAACACCGAGACATACACCTTCTTTTAGAAGTGACTCAGCAATCTTACCCATTGGTGTTGATAGGATTTGTGCCTTACCAATGAAGTCATTTCCCTTTTGCTCAAGAGAAACGATTTTGTGAGAAACACGGTCAAGGTTAATGGTTGGACCATCTGGATGACCGAGTTCACCTAGAGCACGACCTTTTGAAATATGCTCATTAGTATATCTCTTAACCTCACGTTCCATTACGTTACGACGATATACTCTGCCGTTACGGTTTTGTTGTTCGGTTTGTAGAAAAGGTCCTTGAATATAAAGAGTTTTCTTACCGTTCTTTGTTTCGGTAATAACCTCTACCTTTTCTATCTCCTCTCTAATTAGTTTCATGGTGAAAACGTAACTTTATTTATTATTTATAAATTAAGGTCTACCAAGAATTTTATATGCTCCATCTGAACAAGTTTCATATCTAAAGACTGTATCAGTTGGACTAGAACCACAAACATAGAAGTATTGTCCATCATTACCCCAACAACATCCATTTGGGGAAGTACTGTCTGAAGCAATACTTAAAGACCCTACATGTGTAGTTGTTGTTATATCATATGGAGTTGAAAGTGTATATTCTTCAATCTCATCACCCTGAACATGAACAATCACCATTCGTGTTCCATCATCATTAATTGCAATTCCAGTATCTTGTCCAGTATTTGTAATTTGAGATGCGGGGAAGTTATTTTGAACTCTACTTCCTGCAGTTGATGTATCCCAAGGAGTTGATAATGTAAATCTATTCATATATCTTAAATATGATGACATAACATACATATAGACTCCATCAGAACTAAATGTCAATCCAGTAGGATTATCATCTTTATTTCCAAACCCAAATCCTTCATTATGGGTATGAGTTGCACCTGAAGTTATATCCCATGCAGTGCTCATACCATATTCAACTACTCTATCGTAGAAATCATCAAGTACATAAAATCTTGTTCCATCAGAACTGAAGAAAAGATCTTTTGCAATGAGAACTTCTGATATACTTTTAAATCCGTCATGAGATGCTGATGATGGATCCCATGCAGTTGAAAGTGAATATTGATCTACACCATCACCAGATTCACCAGTAATATACATTTTATTTCCACTATCTCCAACAAAAACACCTCTTGGAGAAGCTTCCTCACCACCAACACTAAAAGATTTTTTTGCACTTAGATCTAGATAACGACCTGCTGCAAGAGTAGAGCAATCAATTCCACCACCAGATACAACGGCTCTTGAAAATGATAAGAATGGACTACCAAGTCCTAATCCAAGAAAAGGATTCTTTCCAGACATTATCAGGCATCCTCATAAATTACTGTTGCTGTTCCTCCAGTAAGTGCTTTTGCCCAAACATATGCAGCACTACCGACGTGAGTTAAATCGGATACAGTTTTCTTTACTTCTCCCTCAAAATGCTTATATACCAATCCAGGTGATGTTGCTGTTGGAGCAGAATCGGAAGCAGTAAAGTTAACTACAATTGGGTTGTTACTCTGGCATTGAAAGGTAATGGTTGCGGTATTATCACCAATCTTGACATATGCACTTGTCGTAACTTCTGTGGATGCTAGTGCCATTATGATACTCTGATAGGACTTTATTTTCTATTTATTCTTCTTCTGGTTCAACTTCAACTTCATCAAAAACCCCATTCCCAATAGATGGTTTCAAAGCATCAATTTTTTCTGCACTTTTTGCAAAGAGCATATCCTTAATCTTGTCACTAATATTTGTTGGTGACTCGTCTTGAAGGATCATATCCATTAAATCGTCCATGATTTTAGTTTAAGTAACGTTTTTATTTATCAGATCTCAGCATCTTTGAGATCTTTTGCACCAATTTCAGGTGCTGCAGTTGCTTGAGCATCTGCTTCCATATCAGGTTCCATGACTGGTTGACCCAAATCACCACCACCTTCAGGTGTAAATGGCATTCCTGTTGCTGGATCAATAGTTGCTGGATCAGGAATAACTCCCGACTTAATTTCTTTCTCGATGAGTTTATCCTGTTCAACGATTTCTTCATCAGTTTGACGAAGGATCTTTCTTCTCAGATAATCTTGAGAGAAATACTTTCCGACATATGGTTCTGCAGTTGCAACCATATTAAGTCTTTCAGTCATTAACTCAGTTTCTTTGAGTTCTGAGAAGTGGTTATCATATAAGAAGTCATATTGAATATGCTCACTCATCAACTCCCAATCTTCAGGAGTAACAATGTTCTTAAGAATAAGTTGAGTTTTGAGCATATCATTGAACATGTTTGAGAATCTCTTTCTCAAACGTCCAACAAACTTTGTGAACTTGAGTTCGTCTCTTAGAATTTCTGAAGAACGACCAAGATTGAAACCACTATCACCATCCATTCTTGATGGTGGAACATTGAGTGATTGATATAGTTTCTTCTTGAAGTAATCAATATCAGTGATTTCACCAAGATTTTGACCACCAGGTAGAGTAGAAATCTCAGTTCCTCTACCACCTTCACGTCTTGGTAGCCAGAAATCTTCCAGCATTGACATGAATTTTTTATCATCACGAATCTCACCAGTACCCGCATCATATACGAGTTTGTTACGATATCTACTCATAACATCACGCAGATATTGTTCTGCTTTCTGCTTAGGTAGATTACCAACATCAATGTAGAAAATTCTACGTTCTGGTGCTCTGGATAATCTGTAGATAACCAGAGAGTCTTCAATCATTCTAAGTTGATTGAGAGACTTGATTGCTTTGTGAAGATATGATAGAGTTGATCCCTTATTTCTATCTACTAGTCCAGAAGTGCAATATGCAATAGCATCTTTTGCAATTTTTACACCCTTGGCATCATTCATTCCACCAGCTGCCTGGTTTGGATACTGGAGTTTTGGTGTGTACATGAAGTATTCTTCTACTTCAGGGAACACATAATCCATTGGATCCTCAGTGTTCTTTCTAACTAGAACATTGGGATTGGTTTTATCTTTCTTAGTCTTACGAACATAACGCATCTTCATTGCGTCGATGTAACGTAATTCTTGAATACCTTCTTGAGGTTTTTTGAGATCAATTACCTTGTGGTAATATAGTCTCCCATCAATGTACCAATTCCTATAGATTTCGTGACACTTTTTATCAAAATCCAATAAATCTAGAATAGTTTTAAATTCTTCACGAATTTTTTTCTTAATACCATCACTGGCATTTAGATTTGATAATTCAATCTTTACAGGTGAATCATCAGAATCAGAAACAATTGCTTCGTTTACAATATCCTCGATTGCACTATCTACTTCAGGATGTAGAGACATTTCTCTATATCTTCTAAGTAGATCAAACTCTGTTCGATATACACCTTCAATATCAACGTAAGACCCAAAAAATCCTGTACTCAAATAATGGTCAACCCCGTCCTCATTATTTGGAGGAACGGGGGAGACGACTGACGGTGACTTTGGATCCGAATCTTCAATTGAAAATCCAAAAAGTCTGGACATAATTTAACTGCTAAGTTTTATCTATTTAGGTAGATATTACTTGAGGGTTCCAGGACCACCTGCCATTTCAAAGTACTGAACTTGGAATTCGACGGTGAATTCTTCAATGGTGTCTGAGGTGTCATAAGAAAGATCAATTGCAGAGACATTAGTTGGGAAAATGTCAATGAAATTGTAAGTTCTTAGAACGGTGCTATCACCACTTCCTGAAGAACCACCACCAGGACCAGCAGAATCAACCTTGTCACGAACTTTGGTTCCTTCAAGTCTGTCGGATCTACCAAGTTGATGAACAGTTGCATTCCTCATGTAAGAGGTTGGGTTAACTGCACCAGTTGCGTTATCAAGTTTGGAGAGTAAGTTCATCCATGCCTCGAAAGCATGTCTGATCTTGAAGTCTTCATCGTTGATGATCGTAACAGTCCAGGTATCGAAGGTGCGGTCTCCCGCAACCTTCAGTGTTCTACCTCTGAAAGGAATTTCAATTGCTGCAACGTTAGATGCAGGAAGTTGTGCTGATTTACAGAAGAATCTAAAATCAACTTTCTCTTCAGATCCCCAGAAGGACTTTACCTCTGCTGGGAAATCATCAAGCTGCACCTCAAAGATATTAGGTCTTGCACCACCACCTGCAAGCCTAGTCTTAAATGAGGAGAGATTTTTGAGTGTTGGATTGTTTGCCATTTTAGTTTAAGCTCCCTAATTAAATTTATAAAAAACGAATATCAAACTCTGCCAGCAACTTCCTCAAAGCTAACACCTGTGCGTGTTGCAACAAATGTTAGAGTGACGTAGTTGATTGACTTTGTAGGCTTGAGGAAAATGTCAGCCCTGAATTCATTGTTGTCAATGATGTCGGGAGTGTTATTGGATTCATCACAAACAACTAGGAATCCGTAGAGACCTCTCTTTGCTTGAACATCACGTAGGTATGGTTCAACAATGTTGATGAAGTTTGCTCTTGTGATCTCATCGTTAAGTTCAAAGAGTTGTGCATCACCAGCACTCTTGAGTGCTTGCTCGACTGTGAGGAACAGACGACGAACGTTGATTCTGTCGAATGCGGAGTTGTAACCGAGTGCGGTCTTATCACCAAAGAGGATAATTCCAGTTCCAGGAGAATTGATGATGGAGTTAATTCTCTTAGGATAGAGACGATCTCTTTGTGCCTTGGATGGGTTATATGCTAGTTTGACTGCATTATTGATAACACCTCTCTGCTGACCAGCAGGTGAGAACCAAGGATATGCTTCGATTGAAGTTCTTACACATAGACCAGCAACGTCTGCGTTACATGGGACGTAACGGAATCTGTTGTTGAATCTGTCATACATGTACTTGTATCCAGTATCAAAGATTGCATAAGAAGAAGATGAAATTGGTGCGAAGAACTCAAGTACGTTAGTTGTCTGAGTATTACTATCAGCAATGTCAACAACATCAGAACGATGTGGAGAAATTACTGCAACACAATCCTTTCTAAGTTCTGCGATAGAAATTAGTTCTTGTGCTTTTGCTTGTGACTCATACTTGGTTGAGCAACCTGGTCCCATGATTAGATAATCAACTGGGAATTCTTCATCATTTCTGAAGAGTCTGTATGAAGTAACAAGATCTCCAAGAGATGCCTTCATTCTCTGTGAACCAGAACCATAATCTTTACCACCTTTTAGTTGGTAGGTGATATTACCGCAAGATGAGAAAACAACATCTTGTGCTTTCTGTCCCCAAAGTCCATCAGAAGTGTTAAGTCCAACATTACCTTGTGCAACATCTTCGTTACCACTTGCATCAGAAACGTTGTCACCAACGTAAACATACTCGGAGAAGTCTGCAAGATACTGATGATAGTAGATCTTCTGTGGGGAGTTGACTGCAGAGACAGCATCTTCTGCCTTGGAAAGACCAACGTGCTTCTCAAGAACGTTTGCTTTAATTCCAGTTACAGTTCCGTAATCATCGATGACTGCAACATGCAGTTCGTCAAATCTACCACTTCTTTCATTGACGTAATTGCTGGTTCCAGGTTTTGGTGCAATCTGACTCCAGTAGATAATACCGTTATCTAGAGGAATGGTTTGTTGATCGTACCAATCTGTTCTTGCAGTAACAGTTCCAGCAGTACCTAGTTGAATTTGACCATTACTAGATCCAGCATCTGCTGTAGCAGGGAAAGATGCAGATTCAGAACCTTCTGCGTAATCAATGTTAGTTGTAACTCCAGAAACAGTTCTGGATACCACCTTAACTGTAATGGAAGTTCCATCAACCTCTGTGACAACACCATTTAGTGTTCCACCAGATAGTGATGAAGTTGAACCTCCAGAAACTAGAACTTCATTGTTGAATGTATAAGTAACACCACTACCAACAGAAATACCACTTGCATCTTGGACAGTTAGGATTTGGTCTCCTCTGTCGTCGATGAAAGCAACTTTTAGGTCATTTGCCCACTCACCAGGAGTTTTAGCAGCAAATGCATAACCTGCCACTTCATCTGCGTGGTTTAGGTTGTAGTCGTCGATGTTTTTAATTTTTAGGGATGCATCTCCAACAGATGAGGTTGTCTGGTCAGCAGCAATTGCTGCGTTAGCATTGACTAGATTAGTACCATCTGTTCTTACTACCTTTAGGACTCCTCCATAAGATAGGAAAGATGATGCTGACATCCAGTACTCATACTGACTATCTGTTGAAATTGGCTTACCGAAATTCTCGATAAGTCCTTGCTCAGTTGAAATATCAATTGGGTAATCGATTGGACCGATTGCAAATGGTGCAGCAATAGCACCAATATTATCTAAAACATTATCAGCTCTTCCAACAGTTAAGTCAACCTCTCGGATTAATACTCCAGGAGATAATTGAGGAGTCGCCATGTTTTTCTCCGTGTGTTCAGTTTATCTAAAAAATATTTATTAAAAAGCTACTTTTCATGTGGGAAACTGGACGTGAACTACCAATCTGGATATTCCCACAAGTTATCACTCTTTTTACTTTTCATAATTCTTTTTATCGTACATTCTTTACACTCATATGAGTATGACGATGCTACTGGTCCTCTATCTTTACGAGTTCTATAAAACTCTCCTACAAGATTTTTAGATTGACCACAAACTCTACACTCTCTTTCGTATAATAGCAGATGTCCTAATTTAATCTGCTCATCAAAATCCATCACTGATAGTCCCACATATATGACATGTCACCATATTCACCAATCGATGCATTTGACCAACGATCACCTTGTGCATCAACAAAACTAGTATCTTCTAAACCATCAGACATAAATCCAAATGGTGCCATATCTTGTTCGATTTGATTTTTCTGCTCCTCATATAATCTCTTACGAACATCCTGGTCAGTCAATTCTTTGAAGTAGTCCATTTGAACCAACCATGCATAGATGACAAGACACATTGCTAAGTCATCATTACAACCTTCTTCTGCCTCAAATGAATTGTGCTTTGAGATGAAGGTGGTCAGTTCAGCAATAATTTCATAGTCATTAAAAATTAGTTTATCTTCCTCAATCAAAGTTTTAAGGTTGAGTGATCCAACCTTCTTAACAGTCTTTGACATCTTGACACCAAGTTGTGTCTTCTTACCAGAAAATCCTTGACCAACAATCTGTCCTGCTCTACCTCTCATAGAACACATCAGAAGGTTTTGATACTCAAGATCATATTGCAGAATTGCTGCTACTTGATCTCCAATGTCATTTACTTCACATAGGATATATGCACTGTTATAATTCTTTGCTACCTCATAGATTACATTGGGAAACAGCATCGGTTTGATGTCATTGTTTCTATACTTTGCTACAACTCTATGAGGAAACTCTGTAATATCAACCACAACAAATGCAGAGTAGTCTTCTCCAACTCCTCTTGCAACGTCAACAGTCAT